TTGCGCCTGGCATAGATCGCCAGCGTGGCGGCCGAGCGCGGGGCGAAGGGACTGCCTTCGGGCGTCTTGCCCGCTGCCATGCGGTCCTTGGTCGCGGTCACCAGAAAAGCGCCGATCTCGTTCATCACCGGGCTGAGGTCCGCGAGCATCGCCTCCAGCCCGGACAGCGCCGCCTGAATTTCCGCGTCCTTGAGTTCAATGGTGATCATCGCCAGCCCTTGCTTCGGTCTGCATCCGGTCCCACAGCGCCTGCATGCGCGCCCGCGCCGTCTCGAAGATCGCCGGATCAATCTCGACACCCAGAAACCGCCGCCCGGTCATCATGCAGGCCATGCCGGTGGACCCCGACCCCATGTAGGGGTCGAGCACCCGCTTGCCCAAGCCCACCCGCGCGTGATCGAGGCACCAGGCCATCAGCTCGACCGGTTTCTGGCTGACATGCAGCCGCCGGTTGCGGGAATTGGCGACCGGATCGCCACTGCGCAGCGCCCCCATCCAGAAATGCCGGAAAATGGCGCGCGGGTTGCGCCGGTTGGTCCAGGCGAACTCGGCATCGCTGAACTGCGCGGCGGGGCCCATGCCACAGCTTTTGTCCCAGGCGATGAACCGCCCGCCCGGCGGCAGGCGCTCCTTGTAATGATCGGCCCCGAACAGCACGATCGGCTTGTCGCCTGCATGGCGCACCCAGGGCATGGGATCGAACGGTGCATCGTCGCCGATGGTCGTGCCGGTATAGGTGGTTGATGCGATCCCATTCCCCCCCCCCGTGCTGATAACCGATACCGTAGGGCGGATCGCTGATGATCGCATCACACCCCAGCCTGCCCGCCTCAAGCAGCGCCAGAGCGTCGCCGCAGATCAGGGTCGCCGGGCCGATGGTGATGGATTTCATGGCTGATGGTCCTTGTTGTGTGCGATGGGAGCGGCTATCTTTGTTACGGGTGATGACCCTGGAAAACGGGTTCCATGGATGCCATACCCGCGCGAGCGGATTGCTGCACATGAGGGGTGCCCCCGACCCTCCGTCACCCACCATCACTCGATCACCCCCAGAAGCAGTTCCGACAAACCGCCTGCCAATCGCCCCCTCAGCGACTGGATCGTGGGTTGATAGGCCGAGACCACCATGTTGGTGACAACTGTGACTCGTGCGATCTTCATCTGGTAATCCACCACCACGGCCAGTTGCGGCATGCGGGGCCCATCAGGTTGCAGCAAATAGATCAGATTTCCGGATCGGCTGTCGCGCAGCACCGCCTTCGGTTTGCGCAGCAACTCCGGCAAGGCAAGCCACTGATCTGCTGCCAGGGCATCGCCCGCCAGATTATGACGTTTCGCCTTTGGTCCGGCCAGCAAGCCCGGCTGGACCATGATCTCAGCCGAGGCCGGTGTGTGCCCTTCTGCCACCAGAGCCTTGATCACATCTTGCGACATCACGCCCGCAAGTCCGGGCTGGTGACTTTTTCCCGCCAGCGTATCTGTGACCCAGGCCTGCCATGCCTCGTCCGTTTTTTCGACAAGCGCCATCGCCAAATCCGACCCGATGGGGGCAGGCAGCGTCGGCAGCTTTGCAACCACGGTCGCCAGCACGTCATCAACCGCACTTGCCCCCGGCGCGTAGTCCCAGCCCTTGCCCACCCCGGCCGGCGTGCCGGTCTTCGGGTTCAGCCCCTCCCAGCCGTCCGGCAGTTGCTTGCCCGGGTCGCCGCCCACCCGCCGGATCCCGGCCTCGGTGCGCGCACCGGTCACATAGCAGGTGCAGCCCCAGTCGTTCGGCGGATAGTGGGTCGCCCAGAACGGATGATCCGGCGGCAACGCGGTGCCATTCCACGCCAGATGCAGCAGACGTGGTTCCAGCGCGTTGCCGTGCCGGTAGACCCAGAATTTGAATTTGCCGTCCACCAGTTGCGCCATGCGGCCCGCCGCGTAGCTGGTCAGCATGTTGGTGCGGTAGATCACCCGCATCCGCCACGCCTCGCCCCTGGCCGTGCCTTCGCCGGTCCAGCCGTGCCAGCCGTGCTGTTCGACGATGGTGCGAAACGAGGTCTTGAACGCCTCGAACCCGGTGCCCTCGCTGATCGCCCGGTCCACCGCCGCCCCCAGGTCGGCCAGCAGGTCGGCCTTGACCGCCCCCGCCACCACGAAGGCGCGGTCGTGCTCGGCGTGCGAGAGATCATCCCACCGCGCGGTCGGCACCAGATTGCCAAGCCGCCGCCGGTAGGCCGCGACCTGCGCGTCAAACGGGCGGCGAAAGCTGGCGGCGATGTCGCTCACCCGGCGGCCTCATCAACCGCCACGCGCCCGGCCCCGTGCGCGGCCAGCATCCCCGCCGCCAGCGTCGCCGCCAGCCCGCTGCCGTCAAGGTCCGGGAAGCCCGCCAGCAGCATCGCGCGGAACTCTTCCAAGCTGCCCGCCGCCGCCAGCATTGCCTCGATCCGCCCCAGCATCATTGCCATCGCCGGGGCGGCCTCGATCGCCAGCCGGGCGGTCAGATGGTCCACCGGATCAGACCCCTGATTTTTGCCCGCTGACGGCCCTTGCGCATTCAGGGCGGCGACTGTGCCCGGAAGGGCGTCACCCCGTTTAATTTCGCCTGAAACCCGTTTAATCTCGCGATCCGGACCGGGAGTGTCCGTCGGCAGTGCGCCCGCGAGCGCTGGCCGCAGCATTTTGGCCCCTTTCCGGGGTTCCGGCAGACCAAAGCGCTGCAGCATGGTTGCCTGCTCGACCTCAAGGCCGCGGTCGATCAGCGGGCCCAGTGCATCGGCCAACGCCTTCAGGTCTTCCTGTTGCGGGTCTTCGATGCGCAGATGCGGATAGACCCGCTGCGGGCCAAATTCCATCTGCACCCAGATCCGGATCAGATCACGGTTCAACACCGCGGCCAGCACCTTGGCATCCGCGCTCTTGATGTCGGCGCGCACGTCGCCATGCTCTTTGCCCGACCCCAGGCCGCCCACCACCGCATCCGTGGTCGCCGTCTGGCCCAGCACGGCCTTGGAGACCTGCTGATCAAGGAATTCGACCCGCTCCTTGTACATGCCGTGGCCCGCGCCGACATTGCCGCTCTCGATGAACTCGATCATCATTGACTCCGGGATGATCGCCGCGCAATCCCCGGCGATATTGGCCACCGCCCGGAACAGCGTGGCCTTGTCCTCTGCCGTGGCACCGGCCCCGAACTTGCCGACCCGCACCGGCTGGCCGTAAGTCTGGCTGAAGATCGCCCAGTCACGCTGGGTGTACATCTTGAAGAGATACGCCCAGAGCGCGGCACGGGCGATACCGCTGCGCACCGGCAGGCCCGACTTTGCCTGCATCCGGGCAAAGATGAATTTGCCCGCCTTCAGGGGTTCTTCCTGCCCGCCCTCGACCAGCAGCATCGGCGTGGTCATGTCGCGGCGATCAAACCGGAACCAGCGCGGGTCACGGCGGACGATGCGCGGCAGATATTGGCCCTCCGAATGCTCATACGTTACCTCGGTGAACGAATAGCCCTTGCCGACCGCGTCAAGGATATCGAACAGCTCTTCCTGCAACGCGTCGCGCTTCAGCCAGTCGCGCACCATCTGGGCATGGGTTTCATGCTCTGGCGCATCCGACCCGGCTTCAACGGTCACCTCGATCTGGCTGACCGCGCGGCGGCGGGTGCCCAGCACCCCGAGGTAATGCAGATCCCGCTCTTCAATGGTTTCGGCCAGTTCGAGATAGCGCAGCGGGTCGCCCGCATCCGCCTCGCGCAGGATCGCGGCCAGCGTGGCCGGGGTCAGACCGTCGCCGGGATAGCCGGTGATCGGGCTGCGCACCCCGCCATAGCTCGCCGCCGCCACCTCCTGGGTCAGCGCCTTGCGTTCGATCGGTTTGCCATAGGCATCCAGCAGGACGGGGGATTTCATGGCTTGCTCCTTCTGTGGCAGCGTTGCTGCCCATGTTTCCCGGCCCAATAGAGCCAAAGCCCGAGATCGCCCGCCAAACCACCGAGGCCGCGCATTGTGGTCCAGAACAGCCACCGCATCAGATGCCCCCCCGCAAGCCAGCGCCGAGCGGCGGAGTGAACCAGTCGCGGGCACGCAAATCATCATCTTCGGGGGTCAGGCCCGGTTTCCCACTCTGGCTCTGGCCGCGCGGCACCGCCTGATAGCCATATTCGACAAAGCGCTGGCGGCTGGCCCAATGGGCGAGGGCGACGGCAATCGCGTGGTCGCCGTGGCGCTTCCTGCCCGTGGTGCCGTCCCGCAGGGCAGGCACGCGGGCGATCCCGCGCACCAGCTTGACGGCGCGCAGATCGGACAGATGCTCGGCATCGGCGATCAGGTCCATCATGTCGTCTTCAATCGCGGCCTTCAGCGGCGGCATGTGCAGCCGGTACCATTCTTCGGAGAATTTGACCGCCATCACCAGGCCGGAACCTTGCGGGTCTTCGCGCAGGCCAAACTCCCGGCCCAGATCTTCGGCCACGGTCCAGCCCATTCCGGTGGCGTCAAACGCGGCCCCTACAAGGCGGGCGCGCACGCACTGCAAGATCATCCGCACGATCTGCTTTTGCTCGACCCCCGGCACGTTGCGCAATTCAAACGCCAGAACCTCGCGGCGTTTCAGGCGCTGTTCAATGGCGATTAAAGACCCGGCTGTGAGGTCGGCCACGCGGGCAAAGTCGAAGCCGAAGGCAAACTGCGGCCCGAGATCAAGGGCTGCGAGCTGCGACCGCAACGCTTCGAGAAAAGGGGCCATCACCGCGGCCTGTTGCAGGCGCGCGCGGAACATGTAGTCCGGTGGCAGTTCCAGCCGCAGCACCGGCGTCTTGACCACCATGCGCGCTTCGATCAAGGGCGCTGGCAACCATGAGCCCGACGACAACGACGGAATGCAAAAGAGTTCCTCGTCAGCGCCATCGCCGTAGAAGTCGATGATGTCCTGCCGCCAGGCCGCCTCTGACGCCGCCGACCACGCCTTGCCGGTGACCAGACAGATGCGCTGATACAGCCCCTCGGTCAGCGCCTGATCGAAGTCGATGCGGATATGCTGGTATTTTGACCGCCCGGCGAGGATGTCCTGGATTGTCGCGTTGAACGCATTGTCAACCCCGTCATGGGTCGAACAGACCACGACCTGACCGCCCCACATCAGAAACGCCAGCGCCGCCTTCAGAAGTTCCGGCAGGCTGTCAACGAAGGCCGCCTCGTCGATGATGATCACGCCCTGCTTGCCGCGCAGCCCGCGCGGGGCCGAACTGAGCGCCATGATCTCGAAGCCGGAAGCGAACTTGATGCGGAAGGCGTTGATCGCCTTGTCGGCGTCTTCCTGGTCAAACAGCGTTTCTTCGATCTCGCCCGCCGCCACGTCGAAAGCCCGGGCCCACATCGCACAAGCGTCAATGAACTCGCGGGTCATCTCGCGCGAATACGAGATGTACATCACGTCCATGCCGCCCGCCGCCTTCTGGCGACCGGCGCGCAGGGCACCATAGGCGGCCAGACCCCACGTCAGGCCGATCCGGCGCGACTTTTCCACGAACAGAACCGGGCACGTGCCATCCAGCAGCGACACGGTGCGCGCCTGATAGGGCAGCAGCACCTTGGGCAAGCCAACCTGGGCAATGACCACAGGCAGCGCCTCGGTTGCGGCGCGGCGCTGGCGCTCCCATTCGGCGGCAGAGATCGGGGCGGTCATCACGCCACCCCCAGGATCTGCGCCTTGATGGCCTCGGCGGTTTCCACCGTCAGGCCCTTGGCCCGCGCCACCGTCTCGACAGCCGTTCCGATGCGGCTCTCGAACTCCGCCTCGACCTTGCGGCGGCGATCGGTCGAAATGCTCTGCGCCTGCGCTGCCGACTTGAAGGCGGTGGCGAGCAGCATGGCGTCT